ATATATTAAACGCCGAAGATGTGTTATTTTATTTTGATAATGAAGGTATTGATATTCCAGAGGGTACTAGTAAAGTACTTTGTACTTTGAAAATAAGTGCCAGAAAAATACAACAACCAAATGAAAATAGTACGGCAACACAATTCTTCCAATTTGGATTCACTCTATAATTTAACAAATAACGATATATTTATATAGAAACATAATTATGGACATTAAAACAGCATTAGACAACTACCTTGGTAAATCTACAAGATTTTCACAAGAAGATAATGGTGACGGAACTAAACAAGTTTGTGACTTGGATACAGGAGATTGTTATACTGTAAGAGAAAGAGATGGTCTTATTGAAAGAGCTGGACACCAAACAACTGCCAACAGAAAAGTTAGAGTTGAAACATCTAAAGGTATAAAGCAATTGTTAAACGGTTAACAAAATGAGTATAGACAGAAAAATTTTAAGTGAAATTGAAAGATACAGAAGTATCAACAAATATATTTTAGAACAGGCTACCGAGCCAGCTGCGGATGATTTAGCGGCGTTAGCACCTGATGCGGGCGCGGCACCTCCACCACCACCTGCAGATGCAGCGGCAGTTCCCCCACCACCTCCAGGTGATGCGGCGGCTCCACCAGCACCTGAAGCAGGAGCGGCTCCTGAACCTATTGATGTGGAGAATGACCCTGACGTTGAAAAAATTGATGATGAGGGTAACTCAGAAGAAAAAGGTGGAGAAGAAACTGATTCTGAAGAATTAGACATAACTGAATTAGTTACCGCTCAGAAAGATATTCAATCAAAACAAGATAGTTACTTTGATAATTTGTTTGGTCAATTAAACAAATTGGAATCAAGATTGGGTGAGATGGATTCAATTATGAATAAGTTAAACGCTCTTGAAAACAAAATCGAAAAGTATCGTGAAAAAACTCCACAAGAAAAATTGGAGTTAAGAACGTATGATTCATATCCTTATAGTCAAAAATTATCACAATTTTTTGATGACAAATCAGAAGAGATGGAAAAGACGGGAAAAAATGATTATGTTTTAACACCTGATGACGTGACTGACATCAATGTTAATGACATTAAGAATTCTTTCCAAGGTAATGGATTTGAGGACGAGTTCAAATACAAATAACAAACACAACAAATAATGTAAGGTCACCCAAAAGGTGACCTTTTTTTATTTGACAAAGTGGGAAAACTAGACTATATTTGTAAGACAAATTAAACTTAAATATATAAAACATGATGAGTTCATTAGACGCCGTATTGGCACAGTACGAAAAAGCACAACAAGGGGGCGGGGCCCAAAGTAAAATGTCACAAGACGAAAGAATGAAAAAGTATTTCGCTTGTATCCTCTCTGACAAAGAGAAATCAGGACAACGTAGAGTACGTATCCTCCCAACACATGATGGTTCTTCACCATTCAAAGAAGCATGGTACCACGAAATTCAAGTTGGTGGTCAGTGGAACAAATTCTATGACCCAGGAAAAAATGACAACGAGCGTTCACCTTTGAATGAGGTATACGAAGAGTTGATGTCTACGGGTAAAGAATCGGACAAAGAATTGGCAAAACAATACAAGTCTCGTAAATTTTACATCGTTAAAGTTATCGACCGTGATAACGAGGAAGATGGGGTTAAATTTTGGAGATTTAAACACAACTATAAGAATGATGGTATCTTGGATAAAATCATTCCGATTTGGAGAAACAAAGGTGATATCACTGACCCTGAAAAAGGACGTGACCTTATCATCGAATTGACTAAATCTAAAACACCTGCGGGTAAAGAGTACACAAGTATCTCTACAATCATGTACGATGACCCAACTTCTGTACATGAAGACAAAGCTCAGGCTGACGCTTGGATTAATGACGAGTTGACTTGGATGGATGTATATTCTAAGAAACCTGTTGATTACCTTGAGGCAATTGCTCGTGGAGAAACTCCAAAGTGGGATTCTGAAAAAGGTGGATACGTTTATGCAAACGACCTCGAATCAACAACATCTATTGGTGGTGGTAAATCTACACCGTCTGTTGACCCACAGGCTAACGACGAAACTGACTCAGAATTACCATTCTAATTTAACAGAGCATGGACACTTGGATAGACATAGTGTCCATGCTTTTTTTATTTAATCAAGAAAAAAACAACACATGCAAAATAGAATTGGAAAAAGAATGTTTGAATCTCTTGTATTGAAATACGAGAGTGAAGTTGCTGAGGCTGAGGCAACATTAATGGTTTATATGGAAAATGCGGTAGGGATTGGTGAACACCCACAACATTTGGAAGAGATGGATAATTTCGTCGAGAAACTTGCAAACGCGTCAGATAAACTTGTAACCATAAAAGAATTTTACGCAAAACATTATGGCAATTAAGAAAAACGATTTTAGCTCGGTAAAGAAGAAATTCTCTACTTCTGCTAAATACAAACCACAAAGATTTTTTGACTTAGGTCCTGACTTCTTGGATGCGGTTGGACTACCTGGTCCTGCGATTGGACACTTGAATATGTTCTTGGGTCACTCAGATACGGGTAAAACGACTGCTTTGGTTAAAGCTGCGGTTGATGCTCAGAAGAAAGGTATTCTACCTGTGTTCATTATCACAGAACAAAAATGGTCTTTTGAACATGCAAAACTTATGGGTTTTGAATGTGAAGAAGTAGTTGATGAGGAAACAGGGGAAATTGATTGGGATGGTTTTTACATCTTCAACAATGACTTTGATTACATTGAACAAATCACAGACTACATCAACAGTTTGTTAGACGCTCAAGAAAAAGGTGAATTGGATTACAGTTTATTATTCTTGTGGGATTCTGTTGGTTCAGTTCCATGTAAGATGACTTACGATGGTAAAGGTGGTAAACAACACAACGCATCTGTATTGGCAGATAAGATTGGTATGGGTATCAACCAACGTATTTCAGGTTCACGTAAATCTGATTCAAAATACGAAAACACTTTGGTTATTGTAAATCAACCTTGGGTTGAATTACCTGACAATCCATTTGGACAACCAAAAATTAAAGCAAAAGGTGGTGAAGCTATTTGGTTAAACTCATCTTTGGTATTCTTATTTGGAAACCAAAAAGGTGCGGGAACAAATAAAATTACTGCAACAAAAGACAAAAGAAGTGTTAAGTTTGCAATCAGAACAAAAGTATCCGTAATGAAAAACCACATCAATGGATTAGGTTATGAAGACGGAAAGATTATTGTGACACCACACGGATTCTTGGCAGGTAAAGAAGCATCTGAAGAGAAGGCTTCGATTGAAAACTACAAGAAAGAATACGCAGAATATTGGAAAGATATTCTTGGAGTTAGTTCAATTGATTTTGAATTAAAAGAAGAAAAAGAAGATTAGTATATTGTTTCACCCTTTAAATCACAGATGTGATTAAGACACTATTAGTAGACGGTAATAATTTATTTAAGATAGGATTCCACGGAGCCAAAGATGTTTTCAACAACGGAGACCACGTGGGCGGAGTATACCACTTTGTGAATATACTCCGTAAATTCCTTGAAGAACACAACCATGATAAAGTTGTTGTGTTTTGGGATGGTGATTCAAATTCATCTATCAGAAAGTCTATATACCCCCAATACAAAGAGAACAGACGAGAAAGTATGAATGAGTATAAATACGAATCGTATTTGTATCAGAGGTCTCGTGTTAAACAATATCTTGAAGAAATATTTGTAAGACAAATTGAGGTTGAAGACAACGAAGCTGATGACCTCATCGCATATTATTGTAAGATATCTAAAGACGAACAGATTATCATTTTTTCAGCGGATAAAGACCTTACACAACTTATCTCTGAGAATGTGACCATCTACTCCCCAATCACAAAACAATACTTTAAAAACGGAGATATGATATCCATCAACAAAGTGGACATACCTCACTATAATGTATTGTTAACAAAAGTATTTACGGGAGATAAATCGGATAACATTGATGGTATTCAGGGACTTGGTGAAAAAACTTTAGTTAAGTTATTCCCTCAATTGCAGGAGAAACCATGCACTATCGAAGAAATCATGGATTGTGCACGAAATATCCCGCAAGACAAACCTTCCAAAACATTGACAAATCTTTTGACTGGTAAAACAAAATCAACTATACTTGGAGAAGAGTTTTATACAACAAACAAAAAGATAGTCGACCTTACAAACCCTTTAATAACTGAGAATGGAAAAGAATTGGTAGA